TGATATCATAGTATGATTGACCATCAACACGAAACTCTACTAAAAACGCATCTGTAGGAAGGGTCTTGTCGTTTGCAGCAGATGGATCACAATTAGTTTGTAGAATTGTACATCCATATCTCTTTTTAGTTAGAGACTTTTCTTCATCAGTCCAAGACATATTAGGTTCTATTTCCCCACTGGATGTCCTCATAGGCTTCGGCAATAACGTTTCTTGTAACTCTGTATTTGCTTCCAATTTTTTTATCCTTTACTAAACACAGTAACTCTGCTTCATCTTTGTGGAGAGATTCAAGCAATTCAATAAAAAGTGCCTCACGTCTAGTACGAGTGAGATCGATATTTCCGCCCTCTACAAAATTATAGAGCATTCTCTGATTACTGCCAAGACGAGAAATACCATCACCAATGGGTTTATCATTTTGAGTATATGGTACATCACCCTCTGGAACAGAACTCTTGATAGATTCATCAAAGTTCCAGATGAGCAAAGAAACTAAAGCAGGATTGCGATACTCCCTAAGAAGTTCCACTTTTGCTGATTTAGTTTTTGCGCTGGATACAGCTTGCAAAATTTCAGTTTGTAGCGGGTTTGGTGGTAATTTTTTAGCCATAATTAAACTCCATTTTTAGTCGATTTCTTCTTCTTCGTCTTCAAATCCATTTTCAAATCGAAATGCAATTAATTGATCTGGAAGAATGCCACCTTGTTCGTCATACATTTCTGGATGTAGACCTTGAGGAATATTAAATGATATAACATTTTCTCTGATAATCCATCCAAAAATAAATCCTGTGAGAAAGGCACCTATTAAGATGAACGTTCCTAAAACAAGTGAGACTGCTAACATGATTCCTCTCTTAGACTTTATGGTTTTTTATGTCAAAAGAAAATGCAAAACTAATTGAAATTTCTCTTTTGAACAATCTAAATCTTTGGTTAAGGTTCAGATCAAGTAATTGCTTTGGGTTTTTGACTCCGTTGAGGATTAGTTCTACGCCTCTATTTAGTGGTAAATCAGAGGATCCTCTGCTCTCGGAAGTATTTGAGTGTTTCACTGCAGCCTCCAATAGTTTGGCCATCAATAACTACTTGCGGAAAGGTTTTACCCTCACCAAATTTTTCATAAAATTCCTCTGGAGTGAAATCTGTGCCAAGAGTATAGACCACATGCTTTTGTTCTGTCAAGTCCATAACTTGCTTGAGTTTTGAGCAATGTGGACAGTTTTCTTTTGAATAAACAATAAAGGTCATCTTTTAATTTCATCTAAAATTTCAACTTCCTTCCAGTGGATAGGAAAAACCAAAAGAAGTGGATTACCTCTATCTGGCGCTGCTGGTAGTTTGATTCTAATGTACGCAGTATCTATAAAATCAATGACACCCGTGTTTTTGCGGTAACGAGCCCACATCCCTACTTTGAATTTATGAGACATTTGTCATATCATTCATAAACAACCATTCATCAGGTTCTTCACCATCTACAACGAATTCCTCAAAGAGACAGTCAAGTTCCTTTAGATCATAATCCATAAGATAAGTTGATCTTGTGCAGTAAAAATCTTCAACATCTGAGATTAGGATGTCACGAAGTTGATCAGTTGTCATAACCACGGGCCTCTAGGTACATTTTGAGAATTGAAATTTCTTGTTCGTATTTTTCTATCTGTGCTTCTAAGTATTTAATCCTCCCAAGATGCACTGATTCTAGTGCTCCAGGTGTACATTTGCAGAGTTTAGGATCGTTCTCTGGCATATTCTCCTTGACCCATCGGGTGAGAGCATCATACCTCTCTTTCCAAATTTGAACTTGGTCCATGGTGTGTCTGACGTTCCCACGTATCATACCATAAAAAAAGCGGGGCCTCAACCCCGCTGTCCATTAAGTTACGTGAATCACTTGGTGTAAAGACGACCACGGTAGCAGAATGTACCATGAGTATCTTTTGATGTTACACAACGAGTAGAATACTCAACACCACGATATGAAGTGTGGGTAATCTGTGCGTCGTGAAGTGCAGATGCTTTTTGAATCTGCTTTTTGATTAGATTAAGTGTGTTCATGTTGAACTCCTAAAGTAGTTGGATTTTTAGGCCCGTTCCTTTAGTCGTTTGCGTCCCTTGAAAGACAACCCATACCATGACTACCTAAAAGGTTTCTAAGAATAATCTTTTTGTCCCTTTCAGAAAGGTATGGATCCTCCAATACAACTTCTGCAACTTCCTTTACATGTTGGCAAGGCATAGTATACTCACGAGCATATAATGGAGTAGATAGAAGTAATAAAGTTAGAATGTAATTCATGGGATGAACGCTCCGTTCCGCGACTTACTTGCGTCCGATCTCTCGGATGAACGACAGGTCTATTATAGACCCCATACCGTATTTAGTCAAGTTATTCAAAATTCTCGGATTCTTCAGTCAATTCGTCAATGATAGTTCTATCACCATTCAGTTTTTGAATGGTATGTAGAGTTGACTTCTCATACTTTTTCAATTTCTTATATCTTTTGATAAGCCGACTCATATCCTGAACCGGAATCTCAACCTCTACACCATCTACATCAAATCCTTTTGCCATTTTTATAAAATCCTATGGAACGAAAAAAGCCTGGGAAATTTTATCCCCGATATATGGAATTAAAAAGTCAATTTTGGTTTTGAACTGCTTTCCAATCATTGTCAAAGATCTCTAGACCTTTATCAGTCAGAATGTGATCATACATCTGATCAAATACCTTTGGTGGCATGGTACAGATGTCAGCTCCATTGTACCACGAACGAACAGCACGTTGCACACTTCGGATAGAAGCAGCAAGAACCTGAGTTCTCACTCCATGAATACGATAGAGTTCAGCGATAGAACGAACAACCTCTAGACCTGCCACAGATTGGTCGTCTAGGCGTCCCACGAAGGGTGAGACATATGTTGCGCCAGCCTTTGCTGCTAAGACTGCCTGAGCGGCACTGAAGATCAATGTGACATTGACTTTGATGTTCTGATCGGAGAGTGATTTACAAACTGCTAGTCCTTCACGAGTGCAAGGAACTTTTACAGTGCATACATCACCAAATTTTTCATAAAGACGCTTGCCTTCACGATACATTTCACCTTCATCACCAACCACTTCCATGCTGATGTCACGAACACCAAGATCTTTAATTTCTTGATACACATCTTCTGGATCTCGACCACTTTTCATGATCAATGTTGGATTGGTAGTCACACCATCCACCAAACCAGTTTTAAAGTATTCGTTGATGATATTAGTATCAGCAGTATCTAGGAAGATCTTCATATAATTATGAGTATATTTCATGTCAATGACTTTAGCATTAGGTTCTGAATTCGTCAAGGATGTTAAGCACATCATTTAAAGCCTTATGAGCACCATCATGCCATTCAGCTGACTTATCACTTTGTTTTCCATCGTAAAGAGAGGTTTTGACTTTGTATACTCTTGCGAGCATATCAATTTTCGTGATTTGATTCCTGGGCATCGTTTTTTCCATCATCGTAATTTAAAATTGTATAGACATAATAACCGACTCCAATTAAGAGAATGATAATACTAAAAATAACACTCCAAACTGGATCATTTACGTTTTGATGTGATCGGAGAAGGAGGTTCATATTATCTATGGGTGTTTTTTTACAAAAGGTTCCCAATGTTGCCAATCATATTTGTGGACAGCCCACATTCCTAAGATGGGAACAAATACTAAAATAGATGAGAGTAATCCTAATCCATATGGGTTGTTTAGTACAACACCACAAAATCTAGCAAATTGTAACATCATTGATCTGTAAGAACTGCTACAAAAAATATGACAAGTCCAAACATTATTGGGATTAGAAGTAATGCTACGTGGCTTAAGTTCATTGTTCTCTATTTTTCCAAAGTTCTAAAAAATAACGATCAACTTCATACAAATCACCACGGGGTGGTTGTTCTTCAATTTGAGACCATTTATTACATAGTTCTCTCATATCAAATGATATCTTACCTGGGGTAAACATTCTGCCAAAGGAAGACATGGCAAACGCATATCGCATTCTAATGCGCTGTTCCATTACCTGAGTAGGCGTCGGTTTCATAATAGTTATTTTCACCCTTTCTGTACCCGAAATATGCGGTGGCACATATAAAGGGTAGTGATCCGAAAAGTAAGACATGAGCTAAAGTCATTGAATTTTTTCCTCGTAGATTTTAATTAAATTCATTGCCTGTTTTCTATCAGATCCACATGGAGCATTCTTTAAACATCGAAGAATCAATTCATCATCACTGATGGTGGGTTTAATAGTGAACCCCCACTTGTCAACTTCACCTTCTGTAGGTGCTTCACATGGATCGAATTCGTGTGGCATTAGATCACATTACCAGGAGATAGAGACTGAAAGATTTTCGCACAAGCATCAATAGCAACATGTGCTCCATATACACCAGAAAAAACATATAAGATACCTAACTTAGAACAGTACAGTTCCAGTTCCTGACATTTTCTTATGTCAGTGGTACTATGGTCGATGATAATATCACCCTCCTCAAGTAAAGGTAACAACTCATCAAGTGTGTCTTCTGCTTTTTGCTCTGGACATGTCATCTGAAAGATACCAGGAACTTTTCCTGCACTAGTATGCCTAAGGCCATCAGATTTAACTGCTCGAACAAGATACTCTAGTGAAGTTACACACCCACTAATATATCCTGCTTCATATTGTCCACAGGCACTTTCATAGTTGGTACTACTGTAGCCCCAGACTTCGATTCCTTTTTCAATCATACGGCGAGACATGCCCTCACCAGTACGACCTAAACCAATCATTCCAACTTTCATTTTGTTCTTCCTCCTTTATATGGCAGTGGCCATGTTATATGCATTCCATATGTTAGTAATACAATAAATCCAAAGACAAATAATGCACTCATTCTACATGTACCGTTCCAATCATGCCAGCACCTTTGTGAGGAGCACACCAATAAGTATAGTCACCTTCCTGAGTGAATGCAATCTCAAAGTCATCACCTGGTAACATTGCCAGGGATTCATGACCAAGATCAGGACGACCTTCTACGATCACATTATGAGGAGGAAGCATATTGTTTATAAAATGCACAGATTCACCAGCTTGAATGGTGACTTCTGAAGGATCAAAAACTAGGTTTCCATTAGATCCCATTTGCACATCCACTGCATATGCTGCCTTGGGTATGAAAAAAATCATTGAAGCAATTATTGCTAGAATACTGAACCGAATAAAACTTTTCATCTGTTTTACTTGACTATACTATCTAGGTAATCTCGCTCATTTCGATATAAAAAATTCAAGTTTTTATCAAAATATATTTGCAATCCCTGACCTACATCTGGAATCAGCCATTCATGAACTGGAAGGCATGATTGCCAATTAACTGGATGGACACAATTCATCACCACAACAGTCCAAAAAGCGGTGAAATAGTTAGTGATAGTTAGCATTTAACTTCTCCAATGACCCAAGATTTCATACCAAATGGTGTATCAGCAATGAGAGCCTGAGTCAATGCTGCTACGTCTGGTGGCACAACTAAACAGAATCCAATACCAAGATTGAATACATTTCTCATCTCATCCTCGGCAATGTCTCCTGCCTGTTGGATCTTATTAAAGAGTTCTGGTCTCTCCCAAGCGTCATAGTTCACATCAACCCTAAGACCTGTTGGAAGGCATCGTGGGAGGTTCTCAGGCAGTCCTCCGCCAGTGATATGTGCCATGCCTAGGATAGGAACCTCATCTAACAGGTGCTGAATGAGACGAGCATAGATGGTGGTAGGTCTAAGCAACTCAGGCATCTCTTTATACTTAAT